GTGATGGTCTTGCCAACGTCAGAAGCGTCACCGGGATAGACTCGCAGGTAGCTGTTGATGCCGCCGGACATGTCTCGGTAAGAAACGACGGTACCACGATCAACAAGCTGCTTGCCGACGCATGCGCCGTTTTCTCCTCCAAGCAATCCGTATCCAGACTCTTGAAATTCGAACCATTGATTGCGAACCGTTCCGACTCCGCAGCAATCGGCTACGGATTCAATGGTTTCGATCTGACGCGGCCAAGTGATGCACCCACCTACAGTGTGGATCGTGAAGCGTCCGTACGCGCCAGCCCACAGACCCTTGTGTAGAAGCCTTCGACACGCCTGATTGATGTAATCATAAACGCGCTGATCATCGACACATGTGCCGATAACCCGAGCGATAGTCGAGCGAATGTCCTGAACGATGAGCTTCATTTGGTGTAATAGACTCGGATGGTTCGCTTGATGAAGTAAACACCGTAGAAAGGAGGTAGGTTATTGTGGCCAACGGCGTTTTGCGTGTCGTTGCCAGTCTTGTCGGCATTGGTAGTTCCAATATCGCCAGTCGTAATGTTCGGACCATTTCCGCCGCCACCAGTGCCAGCAGCACCTTGAAGGATCTGTGTGGGGTACGAACCGAGTCCGCTCCACGACTTGTTGACGAGATAGTAATCGTCGTTTGCTGGAGCAATCAACTGAGCAACACCGTGGGTGTGTTCGTTGAACGGAGTCTCTGGAACGGTTAGCTTGTGCTGATCCTCGCCAGCAATTGACGTGGACGTGGTCTTACCAAGAACAGCAACCGCACCGCTCGCAACAAACGCTCCAACACCGACCGGAAACCGAGCCTCAAACTCAGTGTCAACCTCCCACATCGGTCCGGTTGTACTTGTCGCCGTAGCCGTTCCGTCGCCACCGTCGTACGAAAGAAGATCCGTAGTCGTTCCGACATAGATGCGACGCTCGTATGCTGCCGTAACTGGGTTTTTGCGAAGCCAGAATCCTTGATCGTAAATCCACCACTGACCATTTTCATCAAGCCACGGGTAAATCCGGTTGTTAATCGCCGGATACGTCGGTCCAAAATTGAAGAACGAGTTTCCAATCGTGCTGTTGAACGTAGCCTGAGTGCCGCCGATGATATCGTTGGCCAACTTCTGGTAAGATGCGGGGCAATAATTTGCCGGAAGGCTTGGAGCTGTAAGCGTGATGAGGGTTAGGTTTGGCATACTATTCCGATGTGTAGAGGAACGGGTTTACGTCGCAACCTTCAAGAGTTTTGCATCCTTCGAACACAAGGCACTCTCCGACCGCAGGTTCCTGAACGTCGTAAGCGTGAACTCGAATGCTCTTGATGCGACAATATCCAGTAATCGTAAGGCTCATCTGAACCTCGTACATGTTTCTTGTCGGTGTGCTGATGCTCGAATTGCACGGGATATCCGAAGGAGTCGGCAAGCGCATCTTCGGCCTGTACTGAGGCTGGAAATTGGTCAGCGGACAAGCAGGCTGACACTGCAATGTTGCCGCGCATTCAGTCCAATCTGCCCACTCAATCCAACCGGGATACTGGTCTGGACGATACTCGATGTTGAACGAAACATCTCCGTCCAGCGAGTCGATGAAAATGTCGCCTGAATCAAGCCGCTTCAATCCAAACGGAAGCTCGAAATTGTAAGCGCGGGTTTGAACCAGCCACTGGATTTCCTTCTTACCGGCAGAAAGGTTGTTGTCGAACTTCTCAGCCTTGCTTATTTCCCAAATCTGAATGGTTCCATCAAGCCCACGGGCTATCGAGAAGCATCTGTCTCCATAAGCATTCTCGGTTTTGAGAACCTGCAACACGTCAAGCCCCGTCCAGATTCCGGCCCACGCAGGAGGAAACTTTTTCCGCAGCGACGTAATCAGATCAAAATCAAGAACGACCAACGACTTGTGGACGACGCCTTCGGCATTGTACCGAGGCTGAGACGTCATCAGTAGTCGATTGTCGAACACGACAGCAGAACTGGCCCACAGCAGATCGGTCTGATCATTATCGATGATGTTCAGAACCTCGTTGCTGATCGGGGTATTTCCCCAATCGTTGAACGAACGTCTGGCGATAATGAACGAGCGAACACCATCAACTGCACGATAGAACACATCACCGTTGACTGTGATGGCTGAACGCGCACCCAACGCTCCACTGGTCAGCAAGCTAATGGCTTGAATCGGATAGTTCAGATTCTTCCAGACATCACGATCAACCGGAGCGTTTATGCTGAAAACGTATCGTGGCGTGAAGATGAGAAGCGGTCCTTGCCCCAGCGACGTATCTGGATTGCCGGGGACGGCCATTGCTGTGATGCCTCCTGAATCCGACGGAACCGCAAAGTCACCGCCTTCATTGAGGAAGGTGTTCTCGGTTTCCTTGAGAACGCTGGCTCGCGTACCGTCTCCATAAACGATGTCGGTTGCTCGGAATGAGAATCCATTTGCAAGAGCGTACCAGATACGTCCATTGACGTAGGCCATTACTCTACCGCACTTGATTTCATCGATGGTTGCGCGACGCAGGTTTGATCCGTTGAAGATCAGCGGTGCGCTCTGTCCATCCTGAATGACGACGAAGTTCTCGGCTTGAACCATCCATCCGTCGAGTATGTTCGATGGATTCTCAAGATCGGGCGTAGCCGAAAGGTTCTGAACGCTGTTTTGAAGGCAGTCGTAAAGCCACACTTTACCACTGATCAACATCAGGATGAACGTCGCTCCATTGTCCCCGATGTACGGAAGCGCACACTGGAACACGCCGGTCAGACCACTTGAGCTGTAGCACTCCTCTGAGTATCCATCAGCCGTTACGTTCGTTTGATCCGCAGTGACGAGCGTGTTATCGGCGGTAATTGAAAGGCATGTTTCGTAATCCTTTTGAATGAAACCCGGTCGAGGAGAAACGAAGCTTTGCCGAAAGCTGGCATTTACCGCAAACGCCACCTGATTCTTGTCCACTTCAGACGGCATCACACCTGAGTCAACGCCACCCTCAAAGGTGACAGACCCATCCGTGTACCTCCGTGGTGCGCGTTCGCTCATGGTTTAAGCCTGAATCCGCTGGATGGAGAATGAGGAGCCGGTTGCGACGTTTACTCCAAACCCAGTAGTTTGAATCAATATCTCGTAGTAATCAGTAATTACAGTAGCTTGATCTATATAAGAAAATGAAACTGGAATCAAACTTTGAGGAGAAGCGGCTGTAGCGTTAAACTCTTGAGTCTGCAAAATGTTTGTTGTTCCATTTTTACGCAAGAACACAATTACGCTTGCAGTACCAGTGCTTCCAAGCAAGTTGAACACTGCATCAATCTTGTAGTACCCAGTGAATGGAGCGGTAAATCGACCAGTCGCAGCAGTAAATCCAGACGCGGTATCTATTCCTGCCCAAGATCCAGAAGGAAAATCGCCAAGGCTGAATGGGTTTTTAGTTGCTGCCGCTGCAATCAGGTTGTTGCCGGTCAACCTCCGCGTAAACGTGACGTAACTGAACGCTGCCGCAGCTCCCGTGGCCGCTATGCTAATCGTTCCTGCACCCGGAGTAATCGTGATATTCGATCCTGCGGTAAGGCTGGCCAACGTGTAACCAGTTCCATTGCCAATGAGCAACTGTCCATTGGTAGGTACGGTTGCTACGTTTGTTCCACCATTGGCAACCGGCAATACTCCGCTGATGTCGCCCACAGGAACCGTTGCTGTAGTCGAAAGAAAACCTGATCCGGCTGACCCTTGAGTCTTAAGATAACCGGATGAAAACGAATTGAGGGCCGTTGCGCTTGCGAGTGCTGCGTCAGGAACTCGAAGAATGTACGTTCCGGCAGATGGCGCGCCACCAGCGACGCCAGTAGCACCCGTGGCACCAATCGCACCCGACAGCGTGATAAGCGAGCCAAGTGGAATTACCGTCGTAGGAATCGCATTTGGGACTCCGAGAACACCTGCAAGCGGGTTTTGAAGGGTTACCAGCAAGCCGTCTACCGATGTAACCTGCAAGTAGCCGCATCCCTGAACGGAAACGAAGAACTGTCCAGCAACCGACTCTGGAAGAAACGAAGTATTGGCAACCGGAACGACAACCGATGCTCCAAACGCTGGAACTATGAACGACGCGGTCGTGTACGAGAACGCATTTTCTCCATTTGCGCCATTCGTTCCGTTAGTACCCGCTGCACCTTGAGGTCCGGGCGTGTTTACGACAATCGGATCGGAGTCGCAAGGTTGGCAACAGCCGGATGAAGAAATAAGTTGCGACGGCATATTTTTCCTTTCGCAGAACCTCAAGTCCAACGACAACTAATGCAAGGCCAAACTATGGCAGAGCAAGTGTCAGAGCATCCATTGATCGACCACAAGTACGGGATTCGTTCGCCCGTCAAGATTCCAGACCTAGAACTGGAACTCTACGCATTCCGAAATCGGCTCCAACCGAATGAAGGAGGTCTAGGCACTTTCAACCATTTTGTTAACGCCACCAAAATGCTTTGGCCGAAGATGAGCTGGAACCCTTGGCTAGAAGCTCAAGTGGAAGGTCTTTGCGAGCATGACTACGTCGGATGGGCCGGTTGCGGTGCAAGCGGAAAGACCTTCGGCGCGACGCTCTTTGCGACTGTTTGGTGGTTGGCCAATCCATCCAAGACAACCGTTGTTCTCACGTCTACAACGGCAAAGATGATCCGAAAGCGTATGTGGGCAAATCTTCAGGATCTTGTTCGGAAATCACGAGGATTCCCCGGAAACATGGTCGATTCGAAGATGAGTCTTCAAGCCATCAAAGGAGACGACCGACACTCCATTTCCGCTATCGCCGTCGCCGAGGGCAACACATCGAAGGCTGTGGCCAACATTCAGGGCATCCACGCCGAGCGTGTGATGGTTATTATTGACGAAGCTACGGATACGCCTGAAGCAGCGTTTGAAGCGTGTACGAACCTTTCTAAGGGTTGCCGCGAGTTCAAAATGCTCGTCATCGGCAATCCGGCTTCAAAGTACGATCCTCATGGACGCTTCTGCACACCGGCAAAAGGTTGGCGCAGCGTCACAATTGAGGACCAGCACTGGCTGACAGAACGCGGGATGTGCCGACGCTTTGACGGCATGAAGTCGCCGAACATCAGCGAGGGCAGGACAAAGTATCCGTACCTCATTACTCACGATCAGGTCTTGTCAGCAATGCGCCATGAGGGCGAGCAGAGTCCTACGTTCTGGAAGTACACACGCGGATTCTGGAGTCCTGACGGCATGGTCAAGACGGTCTTGTCCGAATCGCTCATCGAGACGCACACACCTACAAAGAATTTAGTGTTTACCACCAATGTCCAAGTGGTTGCCGGTCTTGATCCGGGTTTTGGTGGTGATAGATGCGTCCTTCGCTTTGCCAAGGTTGGAACTGCAAACGACAAGCTGAGCATACTTTTTCAGGATATCATCCAGATATCTCCCAATGCGCAGCTCACCGAGCCAGTCCATTACCAGATAGCCAATCGAGTCAAAGAGGAATGCACCAAGCGCGGCGTTGCGCCGGACAAGTTCGGTCTGGATTCAAGCGGAGAAGGTGGTGGTTTGGCCGACATTCTGACTCGCGAATGGGGTGTAGTTCATCGCGTCGAGTTCGGCGGCTCTCCATCAACGATTCCCGTAAGCGACGAGGACAGTAGGCCATGCAATGAGGCTTACGACAGAAAGGTGACTGAGCTATGGTTCTCGATGCGCAAATGGGCTGTTGAGGAGCGTCTGGGAGGCATGGACATCGAAACGTTGCAGGAGTTCTGTGCGCGAATGTTCGACGATTCAAAGCGAAAGATATCCGTCGAATCGAAGACCGTGATGAAGCAACGGACAGGAAAATCGCCTGATTTGGCCGACGCTGCTGTAGTCTTGCTTGATCTAGTCCGCAAAACCTCTGTTCTTGAACCTCGCTCGACCAAGCTGGATAAAGTGTGGGAAAAACTAGTCAGGGACGCTGACTCAATTTATTACGAAGGAGACGTATGAGTGGATACAAGGTGCTGAACGAACACATGGTGATTCCCGGCGGATGGAGCTATCGAGTTCCTGAAACCGGAATCGAAATCGCCGGAGGATCATGGCCGCAACTCCATGAGTTTATTCGTAACCATTACACGGCGAATGCGATTAAAATTCCCGCCAACCTTGACACTTTAATCACCGAATATGCGTGTCGTAACGGTGCCGATTGCTCTTACGATGAAGTTA